ATCGACGACGAAAGCTACAATGTGGTTTTTGAGGATATGCAAACGGCTGACAGGTTTGACTATCAATATCTATACAAGTGATTTAAGGGGGCGAAAGCCCCCTTATTTCGTTAGACGCTTTACTTTTTCTACAGTTCTGAGGCCGCCTAAACCAAGCATCCCTAAAAGCACAGTCATCAGGCTATCCATATCAAACGCCGGTAACTCAGGTGCTTCCACGCCAGCATAAGAAAAACCAAAGATAGTTATCGGGGCTAAAACAAAGTGCCAGATCATCGCAAAGCTCAAGCCCCAGCCAAGGAAGGGCCGCCAACCCGCCACAAAGATGCTGCGATGCTGCGCCTCCATCTTGTTAATTTCTAGCTGACCCTTGGCAAGTTCTTGCGCGTGGTTCTGTGCCATTGTGGCGACCTCATGCGCGAGCTTCGCCTTTTGATCCTTGTCCTCAATGAACTTATCCAGCAGGCCAGTCACCGGCCCAATCAGTGCTTGGATCATTTCTTTGTCTCCGAATTTAAGAAAACGGCTAGGCTGCCGGTCATAGCCCCGGTGACCACGCTAATCAGACTGGCCTGTTGTGTCGATAGGTCTGGCTGGGATAGCGCCCACTCAATGCAGCGCACATAAACCACGGTCATCGTGAAAATCATCAGACGCGGGATGATCTTATATTCGAGCAGCGCCTTAGCCATCTGCCAGCGCCCTAAATCTTGCCGTAATTCGCTTGGCGCGATTAGGCGTTTGGTCAAACCACCGGCTGTCTTCGGCCTCTGCGGCGACTGTCAGCCACGCTTTCGGATCGTCCATTGCCTCGGCTACCGCTGCCCACATTTTGACAAATTTCGAGCAGCGCGGGTATCCGAGCTGAAAGCACATGTTGCAAAGCGCCAGAGCCGCGTCAGGGTAACGCTCGTCCAGCTCATTAAAGTTGATATCGAAAATTCCGCATATCCGCACACAATCCTCAATCGTCACAGCGATATCGAGATTAAAGCGCTGGCGCACACGATCCTCAGAAACAGGCGTGCCAACCGGCAGGCCGTATTCTGGGTCGTGTTCTTTCACCAGCGCGCCTATTCCAAACGTGGGCAGGCCGAGGCTGTCGAGATATATCTCGTAGCGGCAGCCCTCGTCGGCGGCAATTTCCTCTCGCAGCGCGTCTTTATTCATCGCCTCATCTCCAAAACGTGATCGACCGTTTTATCCCAGCTATCAATTTCCGCAGCCTCAGTGAAGCGCGACGCTGGCAGGCGCAAACTATATTGCCGTACACTCGTAACCGGCATGAACAGGCACCGTCTTGAATTGGGGGAAACAAGGCAGAGAACATCGTAGTCATCTTTCGTAGGTAAGTGTTTCGTTTTACAGCCGTGACCCAAGTTAAAATGGTGACGCGGAGATCGACCATCTTGATTGCCAAGTAAACTCGCAGCCTTTGCCTGCACACGAAGAAACTCTTGCCCATTCCAAGCCACCATATCTACCCGGTCTTGCTGAGCCATCGAGACGCGCCACCCTTGTGCAAGAATAGCGGCGGCAGCGATGTACTCGCCAATAAGCCCGGTTGTTGTTTCACTCATCTAAGCCCAATGGCTCCAGCCGTTGATACCATCACAGCGATAAACAAACCTACCACAACAACCATCAATGCGAAAATAGCTATTCCTAATTTGAAGTTTTCGACCATTTCGTTGTGCGCTGCGGCAGCAGCCTTGGCCGCAGCGAGCCGTGCCTCTTTTTGTTGGCGCAGCGCTTCATTATGGTGATTGATGATTTCCTGCCACGTTGACGGCTGATCCGCTGGCTTAGGCCAACGCATGTTAATCATCGTGGCGATCTGCTGCATTTCCTCGTTTAAGCGCTTCGCCTCAAGCACGGCGTCAATTGAGCCTTTGAAACTAATGTCGCCAACGCCCGCTTGTTTATTGCGTTCCTCGTTTAGCTTCTTTTGCGCTGAGAATAGCGTGCCTATTTGCTCCGACAAGTCGGCCACTGACTGAACATCATTAACCCTAGCTTTTATGAAGGCTATCGCATTTGAGGCGGCGCTGACGGCCATCAGGGCGGTTGATATTGGCTCCATTATGTCAGCATACCTTTCTTCAGAACGTCGCAACGCCATTTTATCGGCATCAGGTTAGCTATCTCGCCAACCGCCCTAGACATTTCCATAGCGCGGTTGCGGCACTCTCTCTCGGTGTAATAGGGGCCACGGATATCGTGAAACTCAACGCAGTCAGTTGGTGCGCCAATGACACAAGCCAATATGACTGCCTTGAACATTAGGTGCCTCGGCTGAGTACCTTGTCGAGCTTATCTTCGACCCGGTGCAAAGCGTCCATCACATTACGCATATCGTTACGCAAATCGTCCTTTGTGGCGTATTCCTCGCGGGTCTTATTGAGCAGGATGTTGAGACGCTTTTGCTCTTTGCTGGTTTCATTCATAAACCACGCAAGCCCAGCCACAACCAGACCAATGAGTGTGTCGATAAGGCTGGTCATCTGCATATTAGTCTTCCTTGTCACCGTCTGTATTCACAGAAGAAATAAGCGCATTTGTCATAGCGTTTAAGGCTGCTTGAATCTGGTCAGCTTGGAACCTCAACTGAGCCTGCTTTGCTTGCAAGTCACGGATTTGGGCAATGAAATATTTGGCGTCATCAGCCAGAGTGGCCTCGTCATATTCTTCGCCGTTAATCGTGACTACGTTTGATGCTGCTTCGGTCATTACGCTGTATAGCCTTGACCAGCAGCAATAGCCGCATTAGCCGCAGTCATATCCTCTGTAGTCCAGAAGTCCTTAGCAACCATAATCTCAAGATGTTCAACATTCCTGTCTACACAGTCCTGCTTGTCTGCGGCATCATCGTCTGCCATAGCCTCGCCAGCAATAATAGCATTGATGAGGTCAACGCTGTGACCCATTGCTGTATAGTGCTGTGCGATTTGTTCTGCTGTTAGTTCGTCCATTTTATTCTCCTATTAGTTGGACTCAAGTGCGGCTATACGAGCATTAGCCTCGTCTAGCTGTTGTTTCAGTTCTTTAACTGCATTAACCAAATACCAAGTCATATTATCTGGGTCTACTGACAGAACGCCTGTAGATTCTTCTTTTACCATATCTGGTAATACTTGCTGTATCTCTTGTGCGATTACACCAAGCTGTAAACCTTCTTTCCTAATAACATTTTGAGCATCAAGTTCTGTAATTTCATCTTCAGTGCGATACTCAAAGTTACGAACTTGAACTTGTGTAATTGCATCAAGACCAGTTGTGTTTTCTACAATGTTTTTCTTCAGTCTGCGGTCAGATGTTGTTGACCAGCTAGATGAGTTGTTGCCTTGATAGACACCACCAAGCCCCGGATTTATAAATCCAGTTAATGAGCCTTTTCCGGTTGTTGCGCTTCCATCTGCGGCAATGACAATGCACTCAAAATCTGTTGCACTTGAAGCATAGGCAAAAGACCCGATTAAAGTATTGTTGTATCCCGTTGTAATGCCTATCCCAGCATACCGACCAAAAAACGCATTAGCAGAACCTGTTGTAGTGCCTGAGCCTGCGTTGTCTCCAACAGCAGTGTTGGAGGATGCGGTGGTGTTGGAGGTGAGTGCAGATACACCAATGCCAACATTGTACGAACCTGTCGTATTTGCATAAAGCGCACTATCGCCAACAGACACCAATGCTGTACCTGTGGTATTAAGCTGCGCAGCATTTGCCCCAATAGCAACAACACTGTTTCCAGTAGTGGAGTAGGCTGCTTTGTAACCAACAGCTGTTATTGGTGCGCCTGTAGCATTACTATACCCTGCCTGATAACCCACTGCGGTGTTGGCACTGGCGGTGGTGTTGAAACGCAGAGATTGACTGCCGACAGCCGTGTTATAGTTTCCGGTTGTGTTGTCATAAAGTGCTTGCAGACCAAAAGCATCGTTGTACTGGCCCGTCGTATTTGACACAAGGCTTTGTGAACCAAATGAACTGTTGGCTACTCCAGTGGTGTTACCTAATTGAGAATACCAACCCACTGCTGTGTTGTTGGAACCAGTAGTAGTAGAAAGCCCAGCCCAATAACCAATCGCTGTGTTGTTACTTGCGGTGGTGTTTGCCGTCAGCGCATAAGAGCCGACTGCCGTATTGCTACCACCCGACAAACTGCCACTAGAAAGCGCAGCATCACCCAAAGCCACGTTGCCTGTGCCAACAGGATAATTACCATCCAGCTTGATTGTGCCGCCGTTAGCGTCAATGCTGGCTGTTGCTAGCTTTGTAATCGGCTGAGTGCCAGCCGCAAAGTCAGCCAGATGGCTCATCTGCTCTCGAATAGCGTTGTTCACGCCACTTGGAAGCATACCCTCGGCAACGGATATTCCGCCCACATCCAGATTGCCAGACGCGGTGCTGTCGTAGTCGGTGAGTTTATCTTTTGCCATTAGTTAGCCTCCAACGCTGCTAGGCGTGTTTCAATATTAGCCAGACGCTGTTCAGTTGCAGCACCCACAAAGGCCAGCAACTCAGGATACCGGATGCCAAGCCGTGTGCGTTCTGTAGCACCCTCTGGTGCCTCTTCGGCTGTGTCGTAGGTGTCAGTGCGTGTGTAGGCTGCAACGGCTTCTACGGCCTCAATAGCCTCACTAACAAGACGCTGTTCAGTGCGTTCTGGTTGTGCCTCAACAATGACGTTGCCGTCTTCATCAAGTTCTTCTTCAACAGCCGGAATTACAACATCCTCATAGACTGCATCAACAGCTTCCACAGCCTCAACAGCCGGAACCTCTGTCTGTGTTTCCCACCAAGTTGATGAGATGAAGAACGCATAGTCACCAGCGTCTAGCCCAGCGGCAGTCATAGCTGCTTGAACGTCCTGTGCAATTACGCCAGCGTGTGTTCTAGCTGCATCGCCTTTGGCTTCAACTGCGCTGTTCCACTTGTAGGTCTTGAACAGTGCGCTGATAGCTTTAGCGGCTGTGATTTCAACGTCAGTCAGTGCTGCGATTTGCTGCTTTTCGTTTGCGTCAGATGTTTGGATTGTGCCATTGGTTGCGTAGATGTCGTCCCAACGGTAAGATGGTGAACCCAAATCTTTTGAGTTATCTATCCCGCTACTGCCACCGCTTGTCGGGAAAACAAAACCACCACCAAATCCTAACCCAACACTCTCTGCTGAACTGCCAAAGTAAATGTATGTCCCTGAGTTACTACAAGAAATACTCCCCACAGAGGAGCCGTCTTTGCGGAATTCAATAATCTCACCGTCAGATGTTTGGCGATTTAATGCAGCAACAATAGCACCACTTCGTGAAGCTCCAATAAATCCACCATAAGAACCTGCTGATAAAGCTATGCCCTGTACGGTTGAGCCTGAAGTACCGCCAATATTGTCAGTAGTACCCACCAGCACGTTGCCGCTGCTGTCGATGCGAGCGACCTCGCTTGCCCCATCACCGTCTGCACCGCCAATATTAAATGTCATAAGAACAACGGCATTAAGGCCTATAATACCGCCAGACTTAACGCCAAGTCCGCCCTGAACAGTGTCTACTGTTGATGGAGCAAGACCAATAGTGCAGTTTAACTGGTCATTTTCGTCTGACTTAACTTGCAAGCGTCTGTCAGGCGAAGTCGTACCAATGCCCACGTTGCCTGTTAAGTTAATGTTGATAGCATCGACAGGCGCACCAGCGTAACCATTCGCAATAGTAGCAACGCCAGTTGAATTATTGCGCTTGAATACTGCTGCATCAGAACCACCATATTGCAGTGCAAACTTACTTGTGCCTGTGGTCGCATCATTGCGAATAATGTCGCCAGAAGCCGTCACAGTGCCGTTTACGTTGAGGTTGCCGGTAACACTATCGAAGGCAGGGCTTTCCAGCGCAACCGCGCCGGTAGACACGTCCTTGAGGTCAGCCATAACCTCGCGGATGGCGTTGTTAATGCCAGCGGGGCTGCATCCCTCAGAGATGTCGATGCTCTGGATGTCGGTGTTCGCACTATTCGTAGCCGAATAGTCTCTGATGGAATTTTTAGCCATTCTGTTCTCCTAAAGGCAACTGCCTTAGTTATACCATATATCTAGTTCACGCGCACCGTTAGTCGGCCATATCAAATGGGTTCTTCACACCTTGTATCATGTTGGGCGCGCCGCCAGATAGTATCGACTGAGGCGGTCTATCTTCAAAGTCACTGGCAAGTTCGCCTGTAATCATTCCCGCTTGAGCTAATGTGCGGCCTACTATCATCATGTTTCTTTGGTTAAACCACTTGCCACCCTGACCGGCACGCAAGGCCGCCAAAGCCTCGACCGCGTCAGACTGAGTGAGAACGCTGGCGAGCCTTTTAACGTTTGCGTCTGACATAGAACGGCCAGCCGCATCTTTCATTGCGCCGGGTATTGCCCAAGGCGCAAGCGCGTATTTCATTGCCGTGCCAGCCATATTTGACTGCTCAAGCATTTCCTTTGCGCTTTCTTTTGCGGCTGTGTCTGATCCGGTGTACATAGCGCGGCTGGCGGCTTCCATAACCTTTGTCAGATTGTCAAAAGCCTCAGCCTGTTGCGGAGACATAGCAGCCTTAACTCTGTCCAACTGTTCTTTTTTACCTACCATCTTAGACCAAAACACAGATGGCGCTCTAGCCGCCACAAGGTCTGGCCTAGACATATAAGACATAGGAATGTCTTTCGCCTTTTCCCA